GTGGCAGCGCACTTTCTGGAAGGTGCTGGTGCAGCTGCTGGTGATTTGCGGCACTTATCAGCTGGGCAAGCTTGGTGGCGTGCTCGGCTTCACCTTCCAGTACATCCCCAACATAGCCCTGCTCTCTTTCATCTCGCGGGAGTTTCTGTCGATTATCGAAAACGTCAATACGATTGACCCAAGCATCATCCCGGACAAGTTTACACAATACATACAGGGGATGTCTGACCTCGACAAAACGCTGGCGGCTTATGCCAAGAAACTTGCGGGCGCCGGCTCCGAAGGCACGCCCGTGCTGGAGATACCTACTGCCGTCACGGCGGAGGCCAAACCAATCGACCAACCTACCTGTGCAGAAGAGGAAATTAGCAGACCTGCTGTTTAGCAGCCAGGTATTCATGGTGCCCGTGGCGGCACTCTACGTTTTGCTCGGCGGCGTGCTCGCGGCCTATGCCGAATACTTCGGCCTGCCCCACTACGGCTACTACGCGGTCGCGGGCTTAGTGCTGGGGGTCATAAGCGTGACCTATATGGTGCTCAAAAAGAAGGATACTACCGATGCTTAGCCGCTTTTGGTCGGTGCTGGCCGGGTCATTCCTAGCTATGTGCCTGCTCTCACTATGCCTAGTGAAATGCAGTTGGCAGCCCGACGTGACCCCGCAAAAGACTGCCGTATCCTGGCTTAAACCTGGTGTAGGCGCGCCCATTCACGATACGGTATCTACTACTAAGATTGTCGAGAAGGTAGTCGTGCGCAAGCTCTACGTGCCCCGCGTCGATACCGTACGCGACACGATACAGGTGGAAGTGCCTCATTACTACGTGCAGACGAAGTACATCATGGTGGCGGCAAAAGCCGCGTCAACTGGGCTTACCATCGACTCACTAACGCTAGCTAACACGAAGAATATCATTGCTTTCAACGATAACAAGGGTAACGTTACCCTAGACGTGCAGAACAGTAATCCTTACTTTAAGAATGCCGACTTGCACGGCTTCATCTACCACGTGCCCGTGTACCCGCGGCTGACCTGGGGCTTGCAGGCCGGCGCTTACCTAACGCCAGTCGGGCCGGTTATCGGAATCGGAATCGGGCTGAACTACAGCCTGCGCAAGCGCAGATAGAAAAGGCCCTCACGCATCGTGCGTGAGGGCCTTTCTCGTTTTAGGACCGCCTCAGGTAGCGGCGCATCTCATAGCAGCTTTGGCCGGTGAGGATGCCGAACACCAGGCCGATTGTGATGGATAGTAGCATGGGCTAGCGGTTCCTCTTGACTTTTTTTATGATTGGGGTAGCGAGAGCCTTTTCCAAGCTCCAGCCTATGCGTAAGCGGTGAAGCAGTATACCTAGCTCGATGCTAGTATACTGAGGGTTAATATTTTCTAGCGCCTCTACGGCCCGAACCCGAATGCCGCCCAACTCACCATAGACATGGTAACGTTGATTGCGATTATTGGCTCTACAAGTAACGAATCGGCAGTTATCAGGCGTGTAGTCGCCGGTAGTATCTACTCGGTCAATCTGAAGGCCAAGCTCGTACCCATTGGCTAGCCCCCATGCTACAAAGGCCTCGCTGGTGCCGCTTGCCAGCCACTCGTCACAGATTCTGACGCCCCTGGCACCGTAGTACTGGTAGTTATCATGGTTTTGCTGATAGCAGCGCTGCTTCATGCCAGCGAATACCCGTTGGAGCTTGCGGGCGACCGTTTCTTCGGAGCTAGCCATGTTAAGCCACGGGCGATTTTTCTTGGGCATCCAGGAAAGCCTTGATGACTTCGTTGGCCGTGAACGACCGCTCCTCTTTGAGGCTGCATGTCTGCACTAGGGCCATCAGGCGGCCGTGCACGGCGAGGGAAAGCTGAACCGATTTCCGCTCTTTCTTGGGTTGACTTGTGAGTAACATACACTATATATGTCACTTACATACTCGTTTTCCGATTACTCAAGAAAAAACGAACGCCTGAGCTGCCAGCCACACCACACAGCACCCGCTGCACTATTCTACAAATAATACAATTTTATTTTTGACCGGCCATTTGACGGAAACGCAGTATTCAGGCCACTAATTCGGAGCGACGAAGTTACCCTTATAACTTATAAACCTGATTCTCAGGCAATAAGCATTTATTTTTACATTGTACTTTTCTAAGCACGGTTTTCTCTCTTAACAAAAACAGATTGCATGGACACGCATTTCGTTGAAAGTTTGGCCACAAAATCCAAACCCGCTTTCTTTGTACCACAATTCGCCGCAGCCGCCAGCACACACGGAGCGCCCCTCTCGAATCGTAAGAGGAAGAACCTGTAATGCCCTGCCTAACAGGACAGTACATACTCTTCCTCACCGTGCCATTCAGCCCTCGTAAAGCTTTTTGGTACCAGGCCCCTATCCCTGGCCTAAAATCACATGGATAATACTAAGTTGCCCGTAGGCGTGCCCGATATTGTCACCGGCAAGCGCCGCCGGTTCTTCGAGACGCTGTTGGGTGCCCTGGTCGTGTACCAGCGCCGCCACAACCTACCCTGGTACGTGCAGGGCCGACCAATTCTGCTGGCCGACCTGGCGCCCGAACTAGAGCTGCTGGGTAAAGCCAGCACCGCCGACCACTCGGCCGAACAGCTGCTTCAGGCCCTCTACTACGTGGTAGAAGTGCTGGCCTGGGCGCCGGACGAAAACGAGCTGCCGTTCTAAGCAGCATTCCTTTTTTCTCACGGGCTGACGTGGCCCGCCGTTTTCGGCGGTGGGCTCGTCATGTCCAAAAATTTAAACGCTTTTAGACATGAAACGTCTCAAATTCAAGAAGTTACGTCGCAGAAATGCACCTACTGCACTGCCGTCGTTCGATTTCAAACCGAGCTACTTTGTCTCGCCTCATACCGCATTTTCTTTTGATGAGCAGCGTGAAGAGTCACTGACTCCGAGCGATAACGAGTCGCCGGAATCTGGCATGAACTGGCTTCACGATGCGGAAGAGCGCGGCCCGTCCGCACTGGGACGCTTCGAGGTCGAGTACGACGAAGACGGCGTGCCTTACGCCCTGGCTTACTAATTCTTTCAACCAAAATCCCAACCCCTTTTTTGTCATGTCAAAATCCGACGACAAACCCAAAGCCTCAAAAGTGCAGCCTCGGGTTGCTATTCGCAACGCCCTGAATGCCAACAAAGCATTCTACATAGACCTCGGTAGCGGTAAGCGCCTGCACGGCCCGGCCAGTGAGACGAACCCGTTCCGGCTCACGCCATTCACGCTCACCGACGATACCATCAACACCATCTGCCTGGACCTGGCCGAAGCCAAGGTGGCTAACAGCCGCCCGATGGTGGAGCAGGTCATCTGCTCGAACCAGGTGAGCAAGCCCATTAATCTGCCGATGGCGCAGCTCAACCACCTCGAAGCGTGCTACGATGGCAAGGATTACGTAGCCGAACTCATTGATTGCTGCAACACGGACAGCCCCGAGCTGTTCGCGGCCATGTTCAAAAAGTGGCTGGTATCGGTAGTGGCGCAAGTGTTCGACATTGGCCGCCGCAACGAGTACGCGTTCGTTTTCGTGGGCGCGCAGAACTGCGGCAAGACCGGCTTTTTCGAGCGGCTGCTTTGGCACCGCCAGCACTACGTTGCGCCCGCCACGGCCTTCACGTTCAGCAACAAAGAGCACATGCTGCTGCTGACCTCACACGTGCTGATTCTGCTCGATGAGATGAGCGCGTACGGCAAGAAAACCGACCTCGACCAGCTCAAGGCCGCTTTTTCACTCAGCGAGGTTACCACCGATAAGAAGTATCAAGAAGCCGGTACCTACCCGCGCCGCGGCTCTTTCGGCGGCACCACGAATAAGCCGGACTTCCTGCGTGACGTGACCGGCGACCGCCGTTTTTGGGTTTTTGAATTGGCAAGCTACGACCAGCCGCGCTTCAACGCCATCGACAAAATGCAGCTCTGGGGCCAGCTCACCCGCCTCTACAAGGAGGGCTTTGTGACCCGCATGACCGACGCGGAAACCAAGGCGAACATCAAGCGGAACCAAGTATCTTACTCGATGGAGAAGGTCGAGGATTACTTCATCGAAGATAATTTCGTGGTGACCAAGAATCCCGACCATTTCGTGTCGAACCGTGCGATGTACCTGCTCATCGACGGCTACAACAAAAACCTGGCGAGCAAGACGTTTGGCATCAGCCGCACGACGGTGGCGGCCATCCTGAAGCAGCAGGGCGTGCTGGCTAACATGCAGGGCCGCGACAAGGGTGCCGGGAACAAAAACAGCCGGGGCTACCAGGGCTTGCAAATGAAAACCGACTGGCAGCGTGAAGAGGACGACCGCATCAAGCGTGAAGCCAACGAAAAGGCTACCTGGGCCGATGACGTGAAGGAAACCAAAGCGGCGGCCGACGCCCCGGTGGCCTTCCTGGAAGACCAGGATGCTGCCGCCTACAAAGCGTCGCCCGCTACGTTTCCCGCATTCTATGACCCCGAGTCAATGAAGCAAGACGGCCAGGCGGAAGAGCGGGCCAAGCACCTGGCCGACCGCGCCGCCGAAATGGATGAGGCGGCGGCGCTTGCCCGGGTTGAGGCCGACCGCAAGGCGGAGCAGGCCCAATACGCCGCCCGCTACGCCAAGGAAGCTGAGGCCACCGCCAAACGGCGAGCGGCCGAGAAGGTAGCCGAAAAAGCTGCCGAGAAAGCGGCCCAGCAGGAGAATGAAAACAGCGACATTGACGACGTCGTTATTTAACTGCCAAGCACTCCTAATGCCAAGCCCCAATCCCTCAACGGATTGGGGCTTTTTTGTGCCCGAAACTTTAGCAACTTGCAACTAACTAATTTAGCAAATCTCAACACCATTTCTAAGCACCACCCCACGCACGCACCACCCATTAGACCCTGCGCGTGTATCTCATATTTTATAAAAAGAAGAGTTGTAATAGTTACAAGTACTTAAGTAGGAGAAAAGCAAGTAGTTAAGGGCAACTTATCCGCAACGCGGCCCCTTTGCAGGCCACCACGCAATACAAGCCCACCAGCAGCCCCAATCACTCCCGGCGGCCCAATACCTACCAACGGGCCAAGGCGACCCCACACGCGCCCAATAGGGGTAGCAGCAGCACAATGACGTGTCGGCCCCACTCCGTGGGCCACCCTCACAAGGGGAGTGAGCGGCGGGCCAACCTATCTACGCCATACCCAGTGCAGGTAGGGGTAGGCACCTAAATACATATTGTGGGTAGTTGTGAAACCCAAGTAACTCCTACCACCTAGTGGCGGCGGGTAGCATAAGACCATCTAAATACATATTGTGGGTAGTTGTCAGGACTTACTTGAATATCAGACGAATAACTACCAAAGGGACTCAACTACCCACAATATATTAACTAGCCTCACAAGGGCCCAAACTACCCACAATATGTATTTAGATGCCACGCAAGTCTACCACCCCCACCCTAGTGCCTACTGCCACGGTGGATGCCCTCAATACCCTCGGGCTGCCCCCTAACGAGCTACGCTACGCTTACACTATTGTAGACGACTTCACCCGCAAAGCGCTCTACAAAACACAGGATGGCTGGCTGCGCCTCAACCGCGCCTACCTCGAACAAGCCTATGGGCATATTGGCCGCAAGGTGCTTATTAAGCTTCATAAAGCCGGTATTGTGGAGGCGACAAAGGATTACCGAGTACCCACTGATACCGAGACGGGCTACCCCAAGGGCTACCGGGTGAACCGGGCGCTGCTCAACTATTGCGAAAGCCAGGTAGTCGATGCTACCAGCACCCAGGCCCTGCCTGAAGACGAGATTGAGGCTTTTGCTAACCAGGAGGTGACATTAGCTCACCTGCGCGAGCTGACGATTGACAAGGCCGGGGCGTGCGCCCACGCCGCCCGGCGCGCTGCTACTATCACGCTCGAAAAGTACTATGTTGACGACGCGATAGCTAACCCCTACATCGAGGTGTACGACGCCCGCACGGGCAACAGTTGGTGGTGGAGCAACGAGCAGGCCATCAATTTCTGCCGGGAGAAGGGCAAGCAATTGGTGATGAGTAAGCGCATTGGCTCGGTGGCCCACCTGGTCAATAACGCTGCCCAATTTGTGGAGGACCGGCGCACCTACTGCCTGAAGAACTGGCTGCGCACGCTTAACCGCATGCACGCCCAAGTGTACCGGGCCACCCGCAACACAACCAACACCCGGCTGGATACCGAGCTGACCTCCCTACCCAAGGACTTTTTCAACTACGTGACTGTGCAAGGCGAGGGCATCTACGGAGTGGATATTGCCAACGCGCAATTCGCCATCCTAGCGGCGCTACTACGCAACCCCGAGGCATTTGCCGCATCGGAGGCTCGCTTCTTTGAGGGCCTGGTGCTGGACGAGCAGACCAACTCTTTCATCGATGCGGCCCTGTCGGGCAGCTTCTACGAGCGCTTAGTTGAGCTGTTTGGGGTGGCTCGGGACAAGGCCAAAACGATGGCATTTGCCTGCATCTTTTCCAGTGCCAATACCCGCACCGAGGCCAAGGCCAAGCTACGCGAACTGTTCCCCCAGCTGGTGAAGATTACCGACGACTTCAAGCGTGCCCACGGCGACAAGCAACTGGCCATCCTGTTGCAGCGCATCGAGGCGCAGATTGTGCTCGACAATGTAGTGCCCAAGCTCATCAAAGCCAATATCTGGTTTGCCACCAAGCACGATAGCGTCCTGTGTAAGCAGCACGATTTGGCCCAGGTAACTAACATTCTGCACGAAACGCTAGCGGCTTTTGGTGTGGCCTGTGCACTACGGGAGGAAAACGTGACCAATTTAGAAGCCCCCAGGGTGTAATCTCGGAACCCAGCAGAGGGTATTTCACGGCGAGGCCTCATCAGTTCAGCAGACGTGCTCCTAATCAGCTTTTATTGAGAAAACGCCCAGCAACAGGGCGTTTTTTTATTTACGGGTAATACCATCTTGGCCACTACCTTTACTAGTACAAAGAATGGCACACGTAGTACCGAGTGTACCACTAAGAGTGCAACCATTCACAGCGCATAACAGCCTATGATTTACACGATTGGTGGTATAAAGGGCGGCAGCTCCAAGACCACGATAGCCACTAACCTTGTGGTGTTCCTGCTACAGCAGAGGCGCAAGGTGCTCCTGGTAGATGCTGACGACCAGGCCTCGGCCAGCAGCTTCACCGACGTGCGCAGCCAGCTCCACGAGGCTACCGGCTACGAGCTGGTACAGCTCACCGGCCGCACCCTGCACCAACAGGTGTTCGCCCTAGCCGGCAAGTACGATGATATAGTCATTGACACTGGCGGGCGGGACACGGTCAGCCAGCGCGCAGCCCTCACGGTTTCCGACGTATTCCTGGTGCCCTTCGCGGCCAGGTCGCTCGACATTTGGACCATCGACGCGGTGGTGAAGTTGGTGGACGAGGTGAAGGCGGTAAACGCCAACCTGCGCAGCTTCTCATTCGTGGCCAGGACCGATGTGCACGGCAACCAAGGCAGCGCGTGGCGCGAGGCAGCGGCGGTACTGAAAGAGTACCCTAGCGTCGAGTTCCTAGAACAGGTGGTGGGGAATCGCGTGGCCTTCGGGAACGCCGTGGCCAGGGGCGAGGGGGTGCTGGAATTGAAGCCGGCCGATACCAAGGCCTCAGCCGAAATCACCGCATTGTTTACCCACGTTCAGCAGCTCACGAAATGAAGAAGCCCATCGTCATGCCCCGCAAGCCGGAGGAAAAAGCAGCGGCAGCCCAGGCAGTAATCGACAAGGGCGGAAGTGTGCCCAGCGAGAAGGCGGCTGAAAAAGAAGCGGCCAGCGCCAATGCCATCCAGGGCTACACGCTCCGGCTTTATACGTCCACGCTCGACCAGCTTAATGCTATTAAGAAAGAAAGAAAGGACGAACGGCTGGCCCAGGCAAACCCCTCACGCGACATCATATCGGTACACTCTCTAATCTTGGAGGGCATCGAGCTGCTGCTGAAACAGGAGCAGAAGAAAGCAACCAAAAAATCCACTAAGAAGAGTGGATAGGATGATAGTACGGATGGTATCATACTTAACACTAAAAAGTATTTTACTTAGCTACTAGACTTGGTAGTAAATATGGTAGTAGAGCCCGGCCCAGTTGGTCGGGCTTTTTTCGTGTCAAAACGTTCGTGGATATGCTTTTCGTCTCCTGTATCGAGGCGGAGCAAGCGGGTAAGTGATTAAGCTAGGCGGGCTGATAAGTGCTCCTATAAGCGTCCATTTGAGTCCGAAAAAAAGGACGAAAAGTTGCACCTTTTTTTGGCTGCAAACACCGCAGTCGGATGGAGTTCGGGCGCTTACTTCGGGTATACCCAATCAGAAAAAAACAACCCCTTAACCCCCAACCCAACCACCATGTCAACCAAGAAAAAAGTAACCGCTCCCGTCGTTGTTGAGCCCACCAACGAAGCCGCAATCATCGCTACTGAGAACGCCATTGAGGCTTTCGTTGAAACCACCGAAGATGCTACTACTGAGGAAGCCTTCGAATTGGCAGTTGAGAAGGCCAAGCGCAACCGCTCCTACTCGCAGACGGCCATCAACACTGACGACCTCGAGCGCCTCAACCAATTCAAAGCCCACATCAAAGAAACTCGCAACATCAACGTGAGCAATCAAGTGATTTTGGCCGCAGCCATCGAAGCCCTCAGCGCCAACATGGAAGCCTTTTTGAACACGCTGGTCACCACCGCTACTGATAAACAGCGGGCCAAAGACCTCAAGGCTTTTGAGGCCTTGAAAGCCAAACTCGCCCTCACTGACGAGGCCCAAGTATCGACTTCCGAAGCTGCCTAATCTCTAACCGTAGCCTCAGCAGTAGCAGCTGCTGAGGCTTCTTTTTTCTCCTACCACCATGATAGTCACCCTGTATGTGCCTGGGAAACAACCCATGAGCTTTACCTCCACTTCTCACTTTGGCGATGTGACCGGCGGCCGAATCGTGCCCAGGCTGCACAAGGTTGCCGAGCAGCTTGGCTGCCGCCCCTCCTTGGTTGACGTGATAGCCATCGACCACGGCTATGCGATGCTGGCCGTCTTCGACCACGATGGCCAGCTCAATGAGTTGGCCATGAAAGAATTTGTGCGGCTGACCAGGGCTACCATCGACCCCGAAGACGAGGCCGACCAACTGCATGGGCCAGTGCTTACCCTCACCCTCGAAGACTAACCCATTTTAACAGTGAAGCCCGCGACCATAGCAGTGGCGCGGGCTTCTTTTTACAACCCTACCACCATGTTAAGAAGCAGAATCGTTGCCCAAGATACTGAGCCAAGAGTTTACATTGCTAGCCTCTTCGATTACAATAATGGAAGCCACCTTGGAAGGTGGTACGACCTAGCCGATTATGATGACGCCAAAGAGCTGTTGGGGGCCATTTACCAGCAATTGAAGCAGTACGACGACCTTTACGGCGTGGAGCTTAACCAGCCCAGAGAAGAGTGGAGTTGCCACGATTACGAGAACTTTCCCGAGCGCCTTTACAGTGAGGGCATGGACTTCGCCAAGGTGTATGAGTACCTAGCTGCCACGGCCGAAATGGATGAGGATAGGAAAGAAGCCTACGAGGCTTTCATCGAAGATGGCAATGAGCCTGAGCACTTTAGCGACAGGTACCAAGGCCAGTTTGGTGGCGATGCTTCCTATGACGAAGAGAGGGTGTTAGCCGACTATGCCGAAACCACTTGGCTTGAGTGCCACAGCGCCGACGAGATTCCCAGCGCCTTAAAGGGGTACATAGACTGGACCAGCCTGGGTCGAGACTATCGCTTAGGTGGTGACGTGTGGACTAGCAACGGCCACGTCTTTACAACCAGATAGCCAAGGTATTATGATTAAAAAGAACCACTCGAAAGGGTGGTTCTTTCTATTTACTAGCGGCCGCATTTGGAGACCCGTATCGCGTCCATTTTGCTCGGCTAGTCAGATAGCTGGACTAGCTAGCTCGGACGCGATACGGGAGACGTGAGACTAGCAGAATCGAGTTTGGACCACTTGCCGTGTATCATTCGTAAATGGGTCGGACTAGATGATTGATGTATGTACATCAATCTGGCCTTTGTGTGCGAAGCTGACGTAAGGGCTGTCCTGTTTTCCTGATAAACTCAAAAATAAAAGACGAAGACCTATTCATCTTTTATTTTTGTATTATTTAGTATTAGCAAGTCTCAACTAACTGACTACTAATCTTATACAAGCTTCAAGTGAGAAAGAAGTACGGGCAAGTGAGAAAGAAGTACGGGCAAGTGAGAAAGAAGTACAGCCCAAGTGAGAAAGAAGTACGCAAAATGGTCCCAAGTGAGAAAGAAATACGCGAAATGGTCCCAGCGTGCAAGATTGCGACCTTGCAGCAGTTAAGCAGCGTTTTGCTGCTAGCTTAGCAGATGCTACCTAACCCACCGACTATGCCGAAGCAGCCTTATCCGGGTACTTCGTTTGACCGTGCCCGCGACCAGTGGAAAGCCCGCGTCATGCGCGACGGCCGACGCATTAATCTTGGCTACTACCCGACCCAGGAAGCGGCCTACGCGGCCATTGAAGCCGCCAAGAACAAGCCAGAAGAACGTACCGAGCCCGAACTACCGCCTAACCACGTCGAGCTGGTGGCCAAGGCCCAGCGTACTAAATCTGTGGCTCAACACAACCTGCTGGTAGAGGCTCCTAACACGCAAACGGTGTTGGAGGCACGTATTTTTGCCTTGATGCTTCGCTCCATCCGCAGGGGCGACACCGTCCCTACGGCCGTGGTCATCCCCCTGAATGAGCTGTATCCGTCGGGCCATATTGGCGGTCAGCAGTACCAACTGCTGGACGAGGCGATGGTGCGCATGATGAGTTCGACCATTCGCATCCCGCAGTTAAAAACGGGGGATGTGCACCTCATCTCGCTCTGCGAATCGATGCGGCTTGATGCCGAAAACAAGCTGTTGGTGGCCTCTTTCAGCCACGTCGTAATGCCCTACCTCGTGGATTTGATGGGGCATTTTACGGTGGCCGACGTGGATGAGCTGCTAACTATTAAGTCGGCCAGCACCCACCGTCTCTACTGGTTGCTGCGCTCCTGGCAGTACAAATCGCCGCATACGGTCAGCGTGGAAACCCTGCGCGAGTTAACCGCCGGCGATGCTTACCCGCGCTACGTGGACTACCGCAACAAGGTGCTCAAGCCCTCGGTCAGCGAGCTCAACGAGCTGAGCTTCGACATCACCTATAAGGAGATGCGGCGGCGCGGGCGCACCGTCACGTCCATTGAGTTTACTATCGGCCAGAAACCTGCGGAAGTTGAAACTTCAGCCGTGGTGGTGACGGAGAAGCCCAAGGCCCAGCCGAAGCCCCAGCTCAGCGACCTGCAACAGAAAGTAACCACCAGGCTCACCAAACTCAAGCTCACCGAGGCCCAAATCAAGAAGGTGCTGGAGGTGATAGTAGGGGAGGAGCTGGAGAAACTCATGAAGCTCACTTATCCAGTGCTCCGCGACCTAGAAACCAAGGCCAAGCCCAATGACAACGTAGCGGCTAGTACCATGACGCTGTTGAAGTCTAATTTCCCTGCTTTTTATCGGCTAACTAACTGACAATCATGGGTATTATTTAGCACAACGCCGGTAATCCGATTTTTATGCCATTATAGACGGGCTAAAGCGGCCAGGGCAGACCAAGAAATGGTACTCTGGGGGGAGTGTGTCGTAGAAGGAATGTTATGTAAAGTACTTTTTCCAAGAATGCTGCCACCCTGTCAGTACACAAATAAGATACAAAACAACCGGCACAAAACCAACTACCACGCCCCGGTAGGCACGGTGCAAAGTCAACTCTACCCAGTCTGAGCAAAAGCAGGAAGAAAGCGTGTTAGCCCTAGTACCACAAAAGTTGATAGGGTACTAAACCAGTTCCTGTATCGCGGTCAGACTAGCTGCAAGTGGGTAACTATCTACTAAGAGGATTCTATCGCTTGTATGGCTTCTGCTAAACGAAAAAGCCCTAACACTACTAAGTATTAGGGCTTTTTCGTTTCAGCAGAAGTTGTTCATAGTCCTTAAGGCATTCATGCTTATAACGATTATATTCCAACTTATCGGCTTTTAATTCAGGATGTGTTGCAAACTCCTTATCCGCAATTTTCCAAGCTCTCAGTTCTCTTGCATACCTTACTTCTAAGTTGCATTTGTCTTTCAATTCTAATCTATTTTCATCTAACCCATGTCCCATTTCATGCATAATATCAAAAAGTATTTCTTTGACATTGCCAAACGCAGGTTTTTTCTTTATGCGTAAAACACAAGTAATACTACCATCTATTTCGTCTGTGCTAGTTTCGCATACCGAATCCTTTCTATTCTCGTAAAATGAAATAGTCATGTTACGAGAATATACCTTCCTGAGCAAACTCTCAATTACGCTATCATATTCTGCTGTTTCAAGAGTGTCTCTGACTTCTCTAATGCCCATTTTTATTTTACGCTCAGTCTCCATATTAAAACAGTAGTTGTAATATGAAACACTTACTAAGCAGGCACAGCGGTAGCATTCTTTGCTGCCTCTTCAAACGTTGCGGGTAGTTCTTGCCCCGTTTCGTGTTCTACTACAGCGCGGACGATAGCATAGCCGAAGTGAGGTGGCACAGCATTGCCAATTACTTTATACTTGTGGGTCAAAGGAATATCAGTGTTGAAAGCACCTTTGGGGAATCCTTGTAGTGCAGCGCACTCTTGCCAAGATAGGCGGCGATTGTTTTCACCCTGAAGCGCCCATTTGTCTTTGCTTACAAATGTCATTGATTCCCCGCCTGGATGCAGTGGCACATGGCAAGCATTAGCGACTATGGTATAACTAGGCTCATCCCACGTGCGCTTGCGATTGCGTGTTAAGTAGTGACCATGAAAGGGCGTAAGGCATACATCTGTCTGTGCATCGCTCTCTATTCCCTTCAAAGCTGTTTTTAGCGTCCGTATAGGTAGTAGGCTCTCGCCATGAGTCGGAACTGGAAAGTGGTATTCAAATCCAGCCTCAGCAATATCCTTTCGCACTCCAACTAGGAAGACACGCTTGCGGGTTTGTGCCAAGCCATAAGATTCTGCTCGCAAGGTATCGTGAGCCATAATATAGCCTTTATCACGAAGCCCTTCTAGCTGTTGCGCAAAAAACCACCCGCCTTCTGCGGACGTCATGCCACCAACATTTTCGATAAACAAGTATTTAGGCTGCACAAAGTCTATCGCTCTGATGAACTCACGGTACAGAAAATTGCCATCCATGTCCTTCAAGTCACGGTCTTCGCGTTCGTGCCAGCGACGCCGAGCAGCTAGGCTAAAGCCCGTGCACGGGTAGCAACCGATTAGTATGTCGGCCTTAGGGAAGGACTCTATTTTGCGAACGTCTTTGCAGGTAAACTGCGTGTCAGGGAGTAAGCTCTGGTAAGCCTGCGCAGCGTATTTGTCAACGTCATTAGCCCAAAGTACTTGAATGCCAGCAGTAGTCGCTCCGAAATCGAAGCCCCCGCAACCCGAAAATAAAGAAACGGCTGTGAGTTTAGGTGTCATTGTGCCCGGTGGTATTTAGCTAAATCTTAGGCAAAGTTACTCTGCCAGGAAGCCGGCGAATATTTCCCTCTCGTCTTTAGTTGGCAAAAGAACAAGAGGAGACCAATTATTAGCCTGATTATATAGTTTCTTATTTTGATATAGAAGAACCTTCATGATTCTTAGTCTATCCATTACTGACAAGAATACATCGCGAATTTCAAACCACTGGCCGCTTTGATTACGATAATACATTGGAATGAACATTAACCGGAGGTAATCTACATCAAATAAATTAAACTGTCTATACCGTTCGGGAGAGTTGTCATGCTGCTTTTTTTTCCATTCTTTATAAGAACAGGCACATTGAGAAATAATTAATGGCGGCCCATAAGCATTGTCATTATCAAACTTCATTACAGAAACTAAGTCTATTCCATTGTCACCGCTGTTTCTAGCATCTAAAAAATCAGTATCTAATTTTCTGGCTTGAATTAATTCGCCTAACTTGATCAGTTTATTTTTAAGATTACCAGTGAATACTGAATTATTTGTGGGATTTTTACCAAAAATATGCGTATGTGTCTTCACGCCAGTTAGCATCAATGGGAACATCAACTTCTGCACTTCGAAACAAATATATTCGAAGTCAGTAGTTATTTTAGTTCTTAATTCTGGTGAGAATAAATGTAGATTAGAGGCAAGTAACAGGTATAAGTAAAGATGGTGAATAGGCTTTAAATTAGATTTTATTTTTAAGGAACTCTTATCTGAATCAGCTATAAAGGGATACATTTCGCCGAGACCAGTTTGCCTAGAAGCCAAATAATTAAACCAATCAATTGCGATAGCTTCTTGCCTATCATCTTTTTGGCCTTTACTACTACCCAATGATGCCAATTGCCTAGATAAAGGGTCGCTTGCATCAACGTCGTCGTCGTCTAAGTCGTCATCATAATCTTCTTCATCGCCATCCTGCACAATAACACCTGCTCCCTCTTTGAAAACCACATCGATAACTTCCCCTTTAGCAACTTCTCCTTTGTACATTATTAAACAAAGCAGCTCTATGTAATCGCACCATAAAGGCATTTCTTGTTTACCTCTATCTGGGCGTGACGATAGATAATCGAAATTAAAATGCGCCATGTAATTAAGACTTTGAATTTCGTATGGCGTTTCTAACTCTTCTGGCAAGCTCACTCAAATTCGCATCTAATTCATCAATAGATTTAGTATCGTACTCATCAAAACCCATTGACTCAGCTGCTATGTCTATTGCTGAGCGCAAATTAATGTCGGCATTTGCGATGTGATTTCGAAATCCATCGATTGGGTTTTTTATGTCAGCTTGTTGAGCTGAACCCTGCAAATCTCCTGTTTTAATCAAGTGAGCTACTGCCCGGGCGCTAGGCACTATTTTATTAAGTAATTTGATATTACGTGATTCCCCTATTATACTTTTTGAAGTGGGTTCATCAACTGGTTGATACAACCAGCGTAATAATTGAATAAACTCATCAGAACCTAAACCATCTAACGTAATATCACGGGGATTCAGCTTAACATATTCAGCTATGTTACTGTAGGATAACGCGGTGGTAAGCAGTGAGAATTGTGTTTGGAGCCGGTCCATACTAAGTGCTCCCAGCCAATCTTTACTTTCAGCAAGCTCAAAAAGTGCTCTTGCAGTTAGAAGTCTAGCAACATAATCTGCCTTGCTACCAATAGCTCTAGCCAGCGCTTTTTGCTGCTCCTCAGTTGACATAGTATCATAAGGAGTTGACTTTGACAATTGGTATAAGTACTCAGCCTTCTCAAAAGCTCCCCATTCTTTGATGCCTGTAACGTGCCGATAACCTAAGTAATCTAGTATTTCCCGACGTTTCGGGTATACTAAAACTGGCAGTTCGTTTAATGCTTCTTTATCACGAGCATTATCACTTATTTCTTTTATTAATTCCTTATAAATAGTAGCCTTTTCAGGGTGTAGAATTAATTCAACCGCAGTGAATCTTCTATTTCCTTCAACTATTATAAAGGAGGTGTTTGGGTCTGTTACATCCACAGGAGTAACCAACAATGGTTCTCCTGGAAAATACCCTACCTGTGCAATAGCACCAATTAGCTCCAATAGACTTTCATCATGAAGCATCCAATCTATTATACCTTCTTCTTGGATTCCCTTTGACCGAATTTTAGGGGGTAGCCTAGGATTCTCTGGGTCGTGCATCAACCGTGACACGTCCATTGGAATCACCTGCTTGTAAGTAGTAGTTGCCTGTTCGTCGGCCATCTTTATAGAAAATTATAGCGTGTAGTTTTCAAAATGACTTATGCTTTTACAATCACTACTGGCCCCCGTAGTAATTCGTCTCCGTTAATAACATCAGAGATATTTTGCGCTAACTCTATTACCGCATGAGTAGCTTCCGGGTTGGCCAAATCCTCGCTGTCAAATACTGTATAGACGACGTAATTGGGCGCAGAGGCTAGTACATCAACTAGTTCAGGAGCGCAACTAAGTAACTCAGCTGCTTGGGTTGGTACTTGGGCAAAGCGATTAGTGCCGGGTGTGGTAAACCCTTCTGCACTTTTAGCAATGGGCTGCTGATTAGGCAGGTACAGCGTAACGTTCATTATATGAGGCAGCTTGGGTGGGGATGGCTACCTGAATAGGGGCGCAAAGTACATACGTGTTTACAATTAAATGAATCAGTAGACATTGCGCCCCTAGTTTCCGATACCTTCGGAAACGGCCCTAGCGCCCGTGGTAGCTGGTGAGCAGCAGGCGCAGCACATCGTTGGTGGAGAGGGTGCGGTTCTGGGCGGCGGAGAGCTGGCGTACCAAGGCCATCAAGTCGGCGTGGGTATCGAGGTTCAGCCCGACGGAGGTGTGCTTGCGGAGCGTGAGGGTCTTTTCCATGAGGTAAGCGGGTGATTTTTACCTATATAGTGCACATGCACCACTCGTAACGACTGTGGCACATGCGTGCCATAAATGCACCTTAAACGTGCCATATATAGTCTGCACGGGAGAAGCAAAACGTGCCCATTGGCTTGCGGTAAGTAGGCCAGTAAAAAGCCGTTACCCAATCCATGCCCGAGGCAAAAACGAATGCGCAGCAGGCCCAGGAGTTCCTGGTGGCGGTTGCTAAGAATTACCCCAAGCACCTGGAGCACCTACGCATCCAGAAAGTGAAATGGCGGGCTGGCCAGGCTTGCGACGCCGACGACGTGTTGCAGGACACCATTCTCAAGTGCCACGATAAGATCAGTCGGAGCGGCCTGACCGAGGGCTTCCACTACTTCACGTACCTCAATACGGCCATCAGTAACAACTTCAGCCGGTACCAGCAGCAGCGCCAGCAGCACCTGGAGTTTTCGCTTGACCACCAGCTGGAGTGCATAGAAGATGGCCAAGGCAGGTTTCATCGCCACCCAGCGGTAATAGACCACCTGCTGAGGCTTGGTTTCGAGGTGGGAACTACCGAAGTGGAAATCTCCACGCTTGAAGATGAGCACCTAGCCACCGTTGCAGCTGCTTTCGAGCAGCTGCCGGAGAAGTACAAGGAGCTGCTGCGCATGGACATGAGCAGGCTGAAGTACAAGGAGATGTGCCGGGTGCTGGGCCTGACGATGGGCCAGGTGAAGATGCGCATCAAGACCGGCCGCGACCTCATCAAAGCCCAGGTAGGTGCCTACCCAAAAATCGCCAACGACTAACATGGCTGATAAAGTAGACGGGCGGGGCCAACACCCCAACTCCCGCAAAGCACTGGTGCCGGGCGGCAAGGCCAACGTGCGGGTGGTACTGACCAAGGACTTCGTGCGCCGCCAGATGGAATGGCTGAGCGACAATGAGGAAGAGTTTCGATTCATGCTCAGCCAGTTGCCACCCAAAGAGTACGTGGCGGCTTACTTGAAGCTGATGGACCTGCTGATACCCAAGAAGCAGGATGTGACGCTGAGTGAGGGCCTGCCGGCAGAGGTATTCCAAATCAACTTCGGCGCCCCTGACCCCGAGCAGCTGCTGGCGCTCCAGGAAGCCCAGAACACGCTCGACATCAGCCCCGAGTCTGAGGACGAGCCACTTGACTTCGATAACCTCTACCACCTCCCCCAGGGAGACGAAAACAGCGCCCACGATGAATAGTGTACGTCAACCCCGTATTCCGGCCGCTGTTCAAGTCCACCTGCCGCTACAACGTGCTAAAGGGCGGGGCGGGCGCGGGCAAGAGCCGGGCCATCGCGCAGTACATCGTCTGGCGACTGAATGACCGCGCCGATTTCAAGGTGCTGGCGATGCACAAAATCGCCGAGAAGATCAAGGAAACGGTCTTTGCCGAGCTAAATACCGCCATAAAGGAGGCCGGGCTAAGCGACCTATTCAAGGCCACTACCAGCCCCTACAGCATCACCCACCGCAATGGCAACAAGGTGATTTTCATGGGGCTGGATGACCCCGACAAGCTCAAGAGCATCAGCGGCATCAACCTCATCTGGATGGAAGAGGCTGACATGTTCGAGGAGGGCGACTTCAACCAGGCCGATACCCGCCTGCGGGGCAAGTGCGCCTACAAGCACCAATTGATTCTCAGCTTCAACCCCACCAGTGAGCTGAGCTGGCTCAAAAGCACCTTCTTTGACCAGGACTACGGCGATACACTCATCCTAGAGTCCACCTTCCGCGATAACGAGTTTCTCGATGCCGAATACAAGGCGGCACTAGAGCGCAAGGGCCGCTCGGACATGAACTTCCTGCGGGTGTACATGAATGGCGAGTGGGGCCGCGTGAGCACCGAGGGCATGTTCTACAAGAACTTCGATTCGTTCCGCAACGTCGGCGACCAGGCTACCTACGACCCCGACAAGCCTATCTGGCTGAGCTTCGACTTCAACGTGCAGCCCTATTGCGCCTGCACCATTTGGCAGCTCGGCGACGAAAAGACGCTGCTGCTGGTAGACGAGATAGCGTTGAAAAGCCCGCGCAACACGACCAAGTACGTGTGCCAGGAGTTTGCGCGCCGCTACGCCGCGCACCGGGCCGGCGTGTTCGTCACGGGCGACCCCAACGGCCGCAAGGAGGATACCCGCAGCGAGCGGGGCTACAACGACTACACCATCATCTACAACGAGTTAGAGTCGTTCAGGCCGTCAGTACGCCAGCACACCAAAGCGCCGAACATCGTACCAAGGGGCACTTTCATCAACGATATTCTGGCCAATAACTACGAGGGCTTGCAGCTCTTCGTCAACCGCAAGTGCCCCGAAACCATCAAGGACTTGACCTACCAAAAGGAGGCGGCGGGCGGGCTCAAGGATAAGTCGAAAGCCAAGAACAAGGACGGCATTTCGGTGGAGAAATACGGTCACATGAGCGATACGCTCGACTACCTGGTGACGATGGTATGGGCGGCGCACTACGAGGACCATCAGCGCGGGCCGAAGCCCATGCAGTACCTGGTGGGCCACAAGGTGCACAACGCCCGGTTCCGCACCTAAGCCAGTGGGCGGGTTTCGCTTTAAATCTGTACAATCCGCAACTACTATGTTCCTGACCCAGACAGATTTCGAGAAGGTGGTACAGGCCGATAACCTGGCCGTGCTGCTCGGCAACAACCCCACGCTACTCGCTGACATGACGCTGGTGGCCGTGGCCGAGGCGAACAGCTACCTGGCCGGGCGCTACGATATGGCAGCAGCCTTTGCCGCCACGGGCGCTGACCGCAACCCCATTTTGGTACTGCGCGTGGTCGATATGGCCGTGTACCACCTGCACGCCGCCATCGACCCCCGCAACATCAACGACTTGCGCCGCGACCGCTACGCCGAGTCCATCAGCTGGCTTCGGGGCCTGAGCAAGGGAGACTACAGCATCGAGCTGCCCCTCAAGCCACTGGCGGGCCAGAACGGCTACTTCCTCTACGGCGGAAACCCCAAGCGCAGCTTCCAGCTGTAAGCCAAAAAAGTGCCCCCCCCCCGCACTACGTGAACATAAGCAATCTCTACAGCTGGATTACCAATAAGGCCAAGACGTCGGGCAAGCAGCCGAGCCAGAAGGAAGTCGTATTCAACTACGTCCGCGAGCAGCAGAAGTACCGCAGCACCCAGGACATCCGCAACTGGAAATACGCCATGCAGGCGGCTGAGTCGCTGGCGTTCCCTAACCGGCTTCAACTCTACACGATGTACCGCAACATCGAGGTAGACGCCCACCTGACTTCGGTGGTACAAACCCGCATGATTAAGGTGCTCTCCAAGTCGTTCCGCGTCGTGAACGCCAACGGCACCGAGCAAAAGGATAAGACAGCCTTGTTCAAGGCCACCTGGTTCGAGGATTTCCTGCGCTACGCGTGGGAATCGCGCATGTACGGCTATTCGCTCATTCAGCTTACCGGCATCACCGACGGCGTTATTACCAGCGTGAAACTGGTGCCCCGTGAGAACGTGAAGCCCAAGGAAAAGCTGGTTGTGGCTACGCCTGGTATGAACGAAGGCGAGGATTTCACCGAGAATGATTGGGTCGTAGGTATCGGCAACGATACCGACCTGGGCGTGTACGCGAAGGTGGCCCCGCTCATACTTTACAAGCAGAACACGCTGGCGGCACAGGCGCAGTTCGTGGACCTCTACGGCATCCCCTACCGGCTGGGCAAAACCACTATGGCCGACGATAAGCGGGCCAATGGGTTGTACCAGATGTTGGCCGATATGACCAGCTCGGGCTTCGGCGTGATGGATAAGGACGACGAGATGGAGTTCATGGATTCTTCCAGCTCCAAGGGCGAAGCCTTTGCCGTGTTCCTCGACTACCTCGACAAGCAGATTTCCAAGCTGGTGCTGGGCGGCACGATGATTTCCGATAATGGGTCGAGCCGCAGCCAGTCCGAGGTGCATGAGCGCACGACGGATGATTACTCGGAGTACGATGCCAAGTTCCTGCAATACGCCATCAACGACCACCTATTGCCCCAGCTCACGGCCCTGGGCATCAGCATGGAAGGCTGCACATTCGAGTTCTACGCCGAGGAAGATAAAGAGCTGCTGTTCGACATGACCACTAAGCTACTCCAATCGGGCTTGCAGGTTGATACCAAGTGGATTGAGGACAAGTTCAAGATTCCGGTGTCTCCCGCGCCCGCGCCCACGGAAGCCCCTGATGCCGCGAAACCAGCCGATAAGAAGGCAAATTTTCAGAAGCCGGCATAGTCAGTGATTATGCCGGCATCGACGCCGAAAACATCGAGTTCTTTCAGAACCTGCTGCCCGTACTCAAACGGGTATTCAAGCAGATTTACCGCGAGAAGAATGCCCCATTGGTGCACGAGGAACTGTTCCAACGCACCAAAAACAAGTTCTGGGAGGCTCTTAAAGAAGGATATAAGCCGAATGGCCTACCTGCCGATACGGAGCTGACACAGGCGCTGCAAAGCAACCTGGTGACCTTCTCGCTCTTCAAGAACCACCAGAATATGCGCGACGTGGCGGCGATGCTGACCGATGCGGCGGGCAACCCACGCCCCTACGCCGATTTCGAGGCCGAGGCGCTGCAAGTGAGCGTAAACTACAACCGCAACTGGCTCCAGGCCGAGTACGATACGGCCGTGAAATCGGCTCAATCGGCCTCGCAGTGGGTGGACATTCAACGCAGTAAGAAGGACTTCCCCCTGCTGCGCTACGTGACGGCCAACGACGAGCGGGTGCGGCACGAGCACGCGGGCTACGACGGCGTGACGCTGCCGGTAGACCATGCCTTCTGGCGTACCCATTTCCCACCCAACGGCTTCCGCTGCCGGTGCCGCGTCGAGAAGTTGCGCGTGGGACTCGAAACCCAGGAGCCGAACGTGGAAACGGAAGGGTCGCAGTTCAACTTCAATCCGGGCATCACGGGCGAGGTATTCGGGGCCGGAAACAGCTACTTCAAGCACCTGCCGCAGGAAACGGTGACCCAGCTGCGCGAGTACTCGGCCAGCGTCAAGCCGGGCTCAAAATGGTGGTAAGCAGAACCCACAGAAGCGATTTAAATCACTATGAGCACCTATGGCGACAAGTGGAACTTCAATAAGGTAAAAGCGGCACTGGCTACCAAGCTGATGCCCAATCTACCGCGCCAGCTGGCTACCCACACGCTGCTTTTCTTCCGCACTAATTACAACAAGCAGGGCTACGTGCCCAACGAAACGTTCGTGCCCTGGGCAAAGCGCAAGTACCAGCTGAACCGCAAGTTGCTGGTCGAAACCGGGGCCATGCGCGACGCGATGCGCATCGTCAGCCAACGCTTCGGGCTGATAAAACTGGTGGACGACGACCCCAAGGCAGCCTACCACAATGAAGGCACGGCCCACCTCCCCGCCCGGCCCTTCATGTACCAGAGCAAGCAGCTCCAAAAACAGCACCTGGCCATCATCACGAAAGCGATGGGTGACCTCTTCAAGTTTTGAAAGAACTCTTAGAGCTACTACTCGCCCGCCTCGGCATTATCCCTGAGGTAAAAACGGTGCGGCTGTTCAATAACCAGCTGCACAAGCTGACTGCCAACGAAACGCTGGCTTACCCGGCCGTGCTGCTGGAAGTAGGCAACGTGGTATTCGAGGGCTTCAACGGCGGCACTGAGATTCAGTATGGTACCTGCCTCATCAAGGTGCACGTCGTGCACAACAGCCTGGCGCAGGGCCACGAGTTGGCGGTATACGCCCTCAAGCAGACGGTGCACCAGTACCTCCACCGCTTTTCGGGGGACATGTTCAATCCGCTCATGCGCACGGAGGAAATGCTTGACATAGACCACGATAGCCTCTACGACTACCAGATTACCTATACCACCCGCTTCGCGGAGGAAACCCAGCCGCTGCCCGATACCACCGGCACGTTCCTCTTCGACTACCAAGCCGGTCTCACGGTAGAAAATCCCGCCTAACTTACGCATGGCCCGCACTGCTCAGCAGATTGACACCGAAATTCTCGCCGCCCTCAACGGCAACCCAGCTCTGGCAGCGCTCAACAGCACCTCGCAGGTGTCGCTTTGGAAGCTTTTCAAGGATGCCATTGCCTCCGTGCTGCTGGTAAACGACCAGCTGGCCGATGTGCAGCAGGCCACTTTGCAGGCCATCGCCGATAGTGCCACCTCCGGCACCGCAGCCTGGCTTCAGCGCAAGGTGCTCGACTTCCAGTACGGCGATACGGTGCAGATAAACGCGAACTTCTCGGCTACTTACCCTACCGAAAACCTGACCAAGCGCATCATCACGCGCTGCTCGGTAAAGCAGTTCGACGACACGCGCACGGTGCTGGTGAAGGTGGCCAAGGGCACGACCACGCTGGCCCCGCTCTCGGCGTTGGAGCTGAGCGCACTAAAAGCCTACCTCGCCAAGGTCAAGCACGCCGGCACCATCGTACGCCCCATCTCGCTAGAGGCCGACCGCATGGTAGCTAACATCGAGATTTACTACGATGGCCAGTACATCCTAGCCGACGTGCAGACGGCGGTTATCGCGGCGGTGAACGGGTTCCTGCAGAACCTCGAATTTGACGGCACGATGTACCTCTCGAAGCTCGAGGATGCCTTGCAGCAGGTAACGGGCGTGAAGGACATAGTGCTCAAGGGCATTATTGCCCGGCCCTACACCACGGCGTTGAATGATCCCAACCTGGTGCCCATCGAGCGCTTGTACGAGACCAACTCGGGCTACCTGGTGCCCGAAGACGCGGCGGGCTACCGGCTGCAAGACACCATCAGCCTGATTGCGGCCTAAAAGCGAGCCCAGCTCCTAAGTGAATATCCAGGCTTTCGATATTAATGCGTACGTGCTCCAGTACGTGCCGCCCTTTTTGCGCTACCCCAAGCTGATAGGCTACCTCCAGGCGCTGTTGGCGCCTTTGGTTTCCTACCGCTACCGGCTGCTGACCAGCATCTACCCCACGTTGGAGCGCCGCGCGCGCTACAATAGCCAGGTCATCGTGTTCGAGGCCCTACTGAACTACGAGTTGGGCTACGTGAGCCAGGAGATTACCATCCTCGACGGCACCATTGTAGGCCAGATTTACACGGCCAATGCGGACGAGAACGCGCCGATTTATACGGCCAATGCCAGCGAGCTGGACCCGGTTTATATCGGCAACGCGGCCGAGTACGACCCGCAATTCGATTTCATCGTGCGGGCGCCGCAGCAGCTGGTGAGTACCCAGCTTGTCCGGCTGAAAAGCCTGGTGAACAAGTACAAAATGGTCGGCACGGTCTACACCGTCGTGGCCTACTAAAAAGTGGTGAATTAACCCCTAATGCCCCAGCTCCAGACTCCCGAGGTACCTACCTACAGCACGAACGGCGTGAAGCGCTTTATAGTCCCGGTTGCTCCCGGCAAGCTCCCGTTTGAGAACGAGGACGTGACTAACCTTCAGGACACGCCCATGACCGCCATTCGTGAGCTATTCGCCAGCGTCGGCACCTATTTCGTCATTAACGGCGCGGTGGTGACGGCCCAGGACCCGATTGCCAACACCTGCACCCTCTCGCCCGGCTACGTCTTCATGGGTGGCCAGATTCGCTACTTCCCCGGCTACACGGGTGCCTATCCCTGCTTCATCGTGGCCGATTCGGACGTGCGCACGCAGAAAACCTTTGAGGACGGCAACGTGCAGGACGTTTATGTACAGCGTTTTACCAAAACTGCCCTGACGCCCGGTACCGGGCAGGCCATCCGCTGCGCCCCCGATGCCGAGTACCGCTACCAAGACATGGTAATCGCGCGCTCCACGGCCGCCATCACGGCCTTGCAGAACGAGGTGAAGGTGCCGATTGGCGGCATCATCATGTGGGGCAACACCTCGATTCCCACCGGCTGGGCCCTGTGCGACGGCCAGAACAACCGGCCCGACCTGCGCGGGCGCTTCATCGTCGGCTACGACCCGGCCAGCGCCGATTACGGTCAGCCCGGCCTAGTAGGCGGCGAGGCCAAACACACGCTGACCATCGATGAGATGCCCGCCCACACGCACGACGCGAACTTCCGCATCACTGATAGCGGCGCGGATAAGCCTTACGTCGCCGCGCACAACTCTGCGGCGGGCGCTGACGGCTCGCAAATCACGACAAAGCCTTCCGGCGGCGGCCAGCCCCACGAGAACCGCCCGCCCTACTACGTGCTGAGCTACATCATCCGGGTGCTCTAGGCGGCCAGACCATTCGCGCAAATCCGATTTAAATAACTATGAAAGATGAGTACACCTACGCTACCGTCAACGGCACCTCGGCTACCATGTGCGTGCATGGCGAGATTGGCACCGACGTAATCGGCAAGGACTTCGCGGCTGAGCTGACCCGGCTGGAAAGCAATGGCGTGACCGATATAACGGTGCGCATCATGAGCGGCGGCGGCAGCGTGATTCACGGTCTTGCCATTTTCTCGGCTATCCTCAACAGCAAGGCCGCCATTACCACCGTGAACGACGGCCTGGCCGCTTCCTCGGCCGGGTGGATTTTCCTAGCGGGCACGAACGCCGTGATGGCCGACTACTCGCTTTTGATGCTACACAACCCCAGCTCACCGAGCCAGGACCCCAAGACCAACGAGGTGCTGACCTATATGCGCAACAGCATCCTGACTATTTTCAAGAAGCGAACCGGCGTGGACATTGCCGTGCTCTCGGAAATGATGAACAAGGAAACGTGGATGGATGCCGAAGAGGCCGTAGCCTACGGTTTTGCCACTGGCATCCAGGAAACGGCGCTGCTGGTGGAGCTGAACCCCAATGCCCAGACGGTAAATGAGATGTACGCCATTTGCAATGCCGTGCTACCTAAAAATGAAGCTGTTCCCATGAACGAAGAGACCCTGCCCGAAGTGGCCGAAGAGACGACTGACGTAGTCGTAACCAACGAAGCTGCGGAAGCCCCAGAGGCCCCCGAGGCTGCTATCGTAGCCGAAACCCCAGCCGAAGAAGTCGCTGCTCCTGTGGAGGCCGAAACAGCCCCCGAAGCGGTAGTAGACGAGGAGAAGCAGTCCCTCATTCAGACCAATGCCGAGCTGGTTACCAAGCTGGCAGCGCTTGAAACGGCGCTCAACTCCTTCAAGCAGGCCGAAGCCGATAAGCAGAAGGAAGCGGCTGCCAAACTGGCGAATGAGCTGGTGGCTAACGCCGTAGCAGTAGGCAAAATCGCCAACGATGCGACGGCCACCTGGACCGACCTGGCGCTGAATAACTACTCGCTGGCCAAGTCTACGCTCGACGCCCTCAAGCTCAACCGTGCTGGCGTAGACATTCTCAACGTGGCGAAGGGCTCCCCGGCCGCGCAAGTAGCAGCCAAGAACCTGCGCCAGTTGGAGAAGGAGAACCCGAAAGAGGTTGCCCGACTGCTCAAGGATGAACCCGGCGTGTACAACGAGCTGTATTTCAACTCGTACGGTAAATACCCCGCCTAAGCATTCAGGTTTGTTGGCTTGCACCCCTTCCGGCAATCGCGTCGGATAAAAAAGCCCCCTACTCCCCAAAGCCCAGCTACTTCGAGTGGCTGGGCTTTTTTATTGGCCCACAACATTTTGCCTTTTCTAGCCTGGCGCTTTAAATAACTACCGAGCAGCAGAAAGAGCTGCCAAAAAAGTGCCCACGATTTTAATGGCTCTTAATAAAGAAGTATGGGTATCAGACATCCAAGAAACGCTTGAGCTGGGCCTCGACTTCCTGCCTCGCATGAGCGATTACAGCGAGTTCACCACGAACAAAACTGTTCATTTGCCGCAGTCGGGTGTCGCCACCCAGATTTACAAAAACGCCAATGTATTCCCGCTGGCCGTCGCGCAGCGCATCGACACGCTGAAGTCGTTTGATATCGACCAGTACTCGACGCAAGCCTTCCTCGTAACCAACATTGAGGAGTACCAGCTTTCGTACAACAAGCGCCAGTCCATCATGGGCCAGCATATTCGTGCGCTCGCTGAGAACATGGCTAACACCGTGCTGCAAGGCATCACCCCGACGGAAGCGGCTCGCACCGTCACCACTACGGGTGTACTCACTTTCGCTGACATTGTGGAGGTTGCCAAGATTCTCGATAAGGACAACATGGGCGCGGCTGACCGTTCGCTCGAGCTGCCCGTCGATATGTTTTACGAGTTGCTTCAGGACGAGAACGTGCTTGCACAGTACCGCAGCGGCTTCAGCGGCTCAGTGGTTGCCTCGGGTAACTACGTGGAGATTGCCGGCATCAAGATTTACAAGCGCCCCACGGTAGCAACCATCGGCGGTGCGGAAGCTGGTGTGGCTTACCACAAAGAGGCGGTAGCCTTCGCCAAGGATTCCCCTGAGGTATTCACCGATTCGGGTGACGGCAACGGTAACCCGCTCTACGGCGGCGGCATCATCATGTCGGCCCTGGGCTGGCTGGGTGTGACCCGTCTGCGCAGCGACTCGAAGGGTGTAGTAGCCCTGGTACGTGGCGTCTAGCCAACCGGCAAATAAGAAAGCAGAGGGTGGTTGGGTACAAACCAGCCACCCTTTTTCTATAAAATTAAGCGACAAGATTCATGCTTAATGATGTAACGTTCACTACGTTCGAGGGCGGCCTAAACCGCACGCTCACGGGCGAGGACTACGTATCCGGCCTAGTGGCCGCTTGCGCCAGCATGCCGGCCGGCTACGGCAGCGACAGCCACCGCATTTTTTACTCCGTCAAGGAAGCCGAAAGCGCGGGCATCGTTACCCCCACCTACCAGCACCTGCACGAGCAGATTGCCCAGTACTTCAGCATCAACGCCCAAGGCGAGTTGCACCTGTACCTGACTGCTGCCCCCGTGACGGTTGACCACGTATCGACGCTGCAATACGCAGCTGAAGGCCGTATTCGTCAGATGGGCTACCTCGATGATGCCTCTTTTGCGACGGCCACCATTCAGGTGCTTCAGGCGCAGGCCGATGCGTTGAGCACCACTCACCAGGGCCTTTCCATCGTGTACGCGGCCGATTTCACCGGCTTCACGCTCGACACCCTGCCTACCCTCGTTACCCTGACCTGCCCCAACGTGAGCGTGGTCGTCGGTGGCGATACGGCGCAAATCGGCGTGGCCCTCGGGGCGATGCTGGGTGCTATTTCACTAGCCAAGGTTAGCGAGAGCATCGTGTGGCTGCGCAAGTTCAACCTGGCTGGCAGCGGTAGCTTCCAGGCCCTAAATTTCGGTACGGGCGAGGCTTACAAGGGCGTGGCAGACAACCGCCTCAGTTCCCTGAAAGACCGCGGCTACACTTTCGTGCGCAAGTACGTGGGCTTCGACGGCTCATTCTTCTCCAACTCGAGCACGGCCACGGCTTCAACGTCGGACTACGCTTTCATCGAGAACGTGCGCACGATTGAGAAGGCCAAGCGTAGCATCCGCGCCGCGCTGCTGCCCGAGTTGGGCGCTCCCCTCAAGACCTCGGCGGGCAAGCTCGCCCTTGCAACCATCACCAAGTTCGAGCAGCTGGTTAAGAACCGCCTCGACCAAATGGCTAACGCTGACGAGGTTTCGGAGTACCGCGTGTTCATCGACGCCAGCCAGAACGTGCTCAGCACGTCGCAGCTCAACATCCAGGTCGGCATCACGCCGCTCGGTGTAGCCCGGCAGATTGTGGTGGGAATTGGCTTTGAAGTATCGGCCAACTAAATAAAAAGAGAACCCATTAACTAGATGCTAATCAATGGCAATGAATATGGCTGGGCGCAAGCTGTAACCACCGTGGCGGGAATAGTTGTCGAAGGTATTACTGAGATAAACTACAGCGACAAGCGCGCCAAGAAGGACAACTATGGCGCGGGCTCCAAGCCGGTTTCCCGCAGCTACGGCGCTTACGAAGCCTCGGGCGACGTTACCCTGCACATGAGCGAGGTTGAGCGCCTAACCAACGTGGCCCCCGGCCGCGACCTGACCCAACTCGGTATGTTTGACATCACCGTGACGTTTGCCCCCCAGCTGGGCATGTCGCCCGTGAAGCATGTGCTGCGCGGCTGCGAGTTCACCGATAACATGCGGGCTATGAAGCAGGGTGACGATAAATTCGACGTCAAGCTCACGCTCATCGTGGCCGAAATCGCTTGGTAGTAAACTCCGAGCAGAAGAGAAAACCCCGTAGTTTGACTATGGGGTTTTTCCATTTATGGGCTGCATAAGACACATATATAACATGTAAAAAATGACCCCCAGCCACATGGAAGTTACCGATAGCAAGCAAGTTGAGTTGGCCGCCGCGCACAACACCAAGATTTACGTCATCGAGGGCGTGGGCGAGAACGGCGAGGCGCTGAAGATGTACCTGAAGAAGCCCGACTACAAGACGAAGAAAGCCGCTCTGGAAACGCTGATGGCTGACTCCAAAGCGGTGATTGTGGCCGGCGAGATGATTCTGCTGGCCTGCTTTGTGGACGGCGATAACCTCTACAATAACGAGGATACCCGCCTCGAAGCAGCGATGGCAGCCGCCGAGCTAGTGAAATTCAACGATACTATCGCCCTAAAAAAAAGCTAAACAAGGCGCAGTTTCCTGAGCTGGGTGAGGAAGAAAACTTAGAGTTTCGACACATCAATGCACTCATGCGCTTTTACCTGCATCTAGACCCCATGAGCCTCATCACGGAGGGGCCGGACGGTGAGCTGAACTGCGATAAGTACGTGCAGGAGTGGGCTGGATTAGAATGGGTGCTGCGCCGTGAGCAGCAAATGCGGCTACGCTAGCCACCGAAGAGGGTCCCAACCAGGACCCTCTTTTTCGTGACCAAGCAGAACGGGAGAAGGCGATTTAAATCAATACGAATCGCCCCTTAACCCCTTATGACTAACGCAGTTGCTTATGTACTCCAACTAAAAGACCAGATTTCCGGCGCCCTGGCCTCGGCCCAGGCTGCCGTCGCCCGATTCGAGGCAAAGCTCTCCGGCGTACAGCGGCAGGCCGAGAAAACCAGCAGCGGATTTAGCAAGCTGGGCATGGTCGCCGGTGCCGCGTTCGGTGCTTACAAAGCCCTGGAATTAGGCAAGGCGCTGCTCTCGGCAGGCGCTGATATGGAGGCCACGCGCCTGCGCTACGAGGTGTTTACCGGCTCAGCTAAGAAAGCGAGTGAGGCAATCGACGCCGTAGCCAAGCTGGCCACCCAGACGCCCTTCGCGAAGACGGAACTACTTGAATACGGCCAGCAAATGTTGGGCGCGGGTTTGACTACTGACCAGATGGCGCAGAAGCTCTCCACGCTCGGCAACATCAGCTCAGCCACCGGCAAGAACCTGGGCGAGCTGACCAGCCTCTACGTCAAGAACAAGGGCAACGGGCTCATTCAGGGCGAGGACCTCAACCAGCTGGCCGACGCGAAAATCCCCTTGCAGGACTTCGCCAAGCTGCTGGGCACCAACGTGCAGGGTCTACGCAAGATGGCCTCACAGGGCAAGGTGAGCTTTGCCGACCTGGATAGCTACTTCGAGAAGCTTGGCGGCACGCAGGGCAAGTGGGGCGCGCTTAACGAGCGCATGTCCAACACCCTGACCGGCAAGTGGAGCAACCTGAAAGACACCATCGAGCAGATGATGTCTGATACCGGGGAATCTACCGTGCCCTTCGCAAAGGTGCTGCTGGATAAGGCCAACGAGGTGCTTCAGTGGGTGCAGACCAACAAGGCCAAGTTTGCCCAGCTCTTCGAGCCCCTGCAAAAGGCGGTGCAGCCCCTACTCGCTAGTTTCCGGCGCGTCACCGAGTCGATGGGCTACGCGGGTACGGTGAGCGACGCATTGGAGAAGGTGTTCAACCGGGTGGGCTATGCCCTTCAGGTAATGGCCCCTTTCATTGAGGTGGCCGCCACGCTTTTCGGCAAGGTGTACGAATCCATCTCACAGGTCATCAACATCTTCGTCAAGTACTTTCAGACCAATAAGGAGGCGCAGGCCAACGTGCTGGGGCTGTACAATGCCTTCAAAACGGCCTTCTCGTTGATTGGCGAGGTAGCTGGCCGGGTGCTTGGCGGCATCGTGAAAGCCATCGACGGTATTCTCAACCGAGACTTTAGCAAGCTCGGCAGCGGCCTCAAGGATATTGTGACGGCTCCCTTCCAGGCGGCCACCAATAGTGAAAACTATCACTTCAACGATAAAGCGCCGGTATTCAAGGACTTCTTTGGCGACAAGGGCAAGTCAGCCACCGACGCGGCCCGTGCTGCGGCAGCTGGCGCGAAGAACGCGCTGGGCACCTCGGCAGCCGCCGGCAAGGACAAGGGCATCAAAACCAAAGTGGGCGACGTGTCGGGCAGCAAGCCCACGAACGTGTACATAACCATCCAGAAGATGACCGGCGTGGAAACGCTGCACACGGTCAATCTGAAGGAAAGCACCGCGGATATTCAGAAGCTCCTGACCGAGATGCTGCTGGCTGGCCTCACGGACTTTAGCCTGCTAGCGGGCAAAAATTAAGCAGCCTCAGTAGTGGAAATACTCAACTACGATTACCCGGTTCGGCAGAACACGCAGGTCAATCTCATTCTGAAGAATCTGGCCAATACCTACATCAAGCCGCTCTTTCTGACGACCACGCCGCCCGCCGAAAGCGACCCCGATAAGTTCGGGAACGGCAGCGTGTTTGCCGACCGCGACGGCACGGCTGGGCTGCTCGGCCGCTCGGTATTCGCTACCGTCACGCTCTCGTCCGAAGCCTACGAGCTGGAATACTACAACGACAAAACGCAGGCCATCGAGCGGGTGAAAATGCCGCCCGTATCGGTCGAGCTGGGCACGGTGCTCATCGACGTGCAGATGTCCAAGAACATCGTGACCACGGCCATAAACGGGCTGAACGGCACCATCAAGGAGTTCGTGAGCGATGGCGACTACGAGGTGAGCCTGCGCGGCGCGCTGGTAAACAGCAAGGGCTACGCCTTTCCGCTGGATGATTTCAAGAAGCTGAACGACGTGCTCAAAGCGCCCGTGTCGCTGCAAATAGCCAGCGAGTACCTGGCGCTTTTTCCCATTCACAACCTGGTGGTGAAAGGCTACACACTTCCCCAGACCGAGGGCAGCAGCAACAGCCAGCTTTTCGAGATAAATGCCCTGAGCGATAACCCCGTCGAGCTAATCAAAATCACCTCCTAACCCAGTGCTTTACAGATTAACCAACCGGATAACGGTGGGCAGCTTGCAGTTCAATTTCTGCAACGAGGTGGAGGTGGTTTCGTCGTGGCATAACCTGACCGATACGGCCACCATCAAGATACCCAAGCGCCTCACCGTCGAGAATAAGCCCATCGTGGAAGGCCAGCGCGCCGTGTTCAAAGTGGGCGATAAGGTGACCATCGAGTGTGGCTACAACTACCAGCATACCACCATTTTCACCGGCTACGTGGCCGACGTGAAAACGAAGTACCCGCTGGAGCTGGTGTGCGAGGATGCCATGTGGCTCTTCAAGCAGCAGTCGTTCAAGAAGACCTTCGCCCAGGTCACGGTGAAGCAGCTCGTGGATTTCCTGCTGACGAAGGTGCACGGTGATTTCAAGGTCGTGTACTCCTTTCCGAGCATGCAGCTGGGCAAGTTCCGCATCAACACGGCCACCGGGGCGCAGGTGCTCGACGAGCTGCGGAAGAAATACGGCATCTACTCCTTCTTTCGGGAGGGCGTGCTGTACGTGGGCTTCGCCTATACCCACACCGGCACCGACTACCGCAAGCGGGTGCCTTTGCAGTTCACGCCCAATATCATCCAGGACGATCTTACCTACAAAAACGCCGATAACCAGCGGGTGAAAATCCGGGCTACCTCTATCCTGGGCAAGGATAACAAGCAGCTCACGGCCGAGGCGGGTGATGGGGACGGCCGGGTTGTTCCGGTGTTCTACTACGACAAGAGCCAGGCCGATTTGCAGAAGCTGGCCAACAACCTAGCCGCCACCTATAAGGTCTCCGGCTTCGAGGGCAGCGTAACCACCTTCGGCATGCCCTACGTGCGGCACGGGGACATTGTGGTGCTTTCGGACGGCACCATTTCCGAGCGCAACGGGGGCTACCTAGTGAAGCAAGTTACCCGCAGCTTTGGCTTCGGCGGCTACCGCCAAAATATCGAACTGGACCGCAAGGCCAGCAGCCAATAATGGCCAACATTAGCGACATCATTCGGGCCTACACCGCCGACGAGCACCAGCCTTACAGCGTGCTCGCTAAGGTGACGGCCGTCGATAAAACGAACAATACCATCGATTGCGAGCCGCTGGACGATTCCGCGGAGCTACTAGAAGTGCGCCTGCAAGCCCAAACGGGCAAGGGCCTGGTCCTATACCCCGTAGTCGGCTCGGACGTGGTGGTGAGCTTCTTTTCCAAGGACGATGCCTTTGTGGCAATGGTCAGCCAGGTAGAATCGGTAGCCCTCGAATCGCAGAACGAATCGTTATTCCAATTGCTCTCGGACCTAGTGGACGAAGTGAGCAGCCTGCGCGTGACCACCAACCAGGGCCCTTCCATCGAGGTGATTAACAAGCCCGCGATTCTTGCCATCAAGAGCCGGCTCAAAAACCTGTTTTCCAAGTAGATGCTAGTAAAATCGACCCTTGAGGCGGGCATCCTGGCGCTGACCACGGCGCTCAGCACCAACACGACCGACCCCGTGCAGGCCCGCCAGGACTTTGCCCGGCAGCTGGCCGCCCTTATCGACGCTTACGTGCGTTCGGGCACCGTCACGGTAGCCACCACCGGCACCGCGGCCGCGCAGACTGGTACCGGCACAATTAGCTAAACCAGGTGCCCCAAACCGCTTTAAATAACCATGCAAGCAACTGATTTCACGCTGGCCGGCGACGGCGACCTGCTCATTGAGAATGGCGATTTCGTGCTTTCCCACAGCGACGGCATGCACCAGGAGCACATTCTACGCTCCTACACCGGCTTCTGGCGCACCGCACCGCTGGTCGGCGTGGGCATCGAGCAGTACTTCGGGGCCACCGTGCACCCGGCCGAAATCAAGCGCGCCATCACCCTGCAAATTGAGGCTGACGGCTACCAAATCATCAGCCTCGACGTGTCGTTCACCCCCGCTTTTACCATTGCGCTCGACGCCAACAGAACTCGCTAACCGCTACGCATGGCCATTTACACCGCTAAGTATGGGCAAACGCTGCTGGATGTGGCGCTGCAACTGACCGGCAGCCTGGATGGGCTGGTCGAGCTGGCGGCGCTGAACCAGCTAGCCGTTGATGTAGCCCTGCCGGTGGGCTGCGTGGTGAGCTATGACCAGGCGCGGCAGCAGGCGAGCGCGGTCGCCCGGCAACTGGCGCTAACCGATGGGTTCGTGGTCACCGACGGCGAGCTACTGGAGCCAGTACCAGCCCCCACGCCCAGCTTTACCCGGCAGCCGTTCCCGCAGGATATACCGGCCTCGACTGACTACGCCATCAAGCCTAACCAAAGCGTGCTCGACCTCGCGCTTCAACTGTATGGCAGCTTGGATAACCTGGTCGAACTCTGTCAGCTGAACGGCTTTACGCTCTCCCAGGAGGTTCCACTCGGCACCCGGCTCACGTTCGATAAGACGAGGCAAACGGAGTCAGCCACCGCGTCCTATATGGCGCTAATCAGCCGCCCGGTCACCACCTGGATTGCGCCGCCCGGCGCTGGCCCGGCCGAGTTCGAGCCGGCAGAGTACGAGCCGGCTGAGTACGACTAAAAAACGCTTATTTCTTACGTGACCAAAGCCGACCTCTATGCCCTGATTGACCAATATATCAAGGTAAACCCGCTGGTTGTCAGCATCGACAAGACCCGCGGCACCGATGTGCGGGAGCTGCTTAAAAGCATGCTGGACTTCACCGAGCAGAATACGGGCGCGGCCTTCAACGGCGAGCGTCCCATCACGGCACCTATCCCGGGCTTGCAGGGCATCACCCTACACGGCACCACGGAAAAGGACGTGCTGCACAACCTGCTGCTTCAGCTTTACCCAGCCTTGCCGCCACTGGCTGCCATGAGCGTAGCCAACCCGGTGCGCGAGCGGGGCGATGCCAGCGCCGTAGGATTCAACTGGACCGCCACGCCGCAGAGTAACCCCATTACGACCATCAAAGTCAATGGCAAGGCGGTCAAGGCAACGGGCAATCAGCAGTCGGGCAGCGGCTCGTTACCCGCCGATGCGCTCGTTCCCTTCACGATAGTGGTATCAGACGGCACATTGAGCGCCAGTGCCGGGGCCTCGGTGAACTACTACCCGGCCCGCTTCTTTGGCCCCTCGGCCAACGACCGCGACCACATGGTGGCTGCATTGACCAATGGCACACCTATCGACTATGCGGGGCTTGGCCTGCGCAAGGAGCTAGCCGGCGACTACCTAATCAACACCACCAGCGACTGCACGGGCGGGCGCTACATCCACCTGCTTTTCGATGCGGCCTATGGAGCGCCTTCACTGGTGCGCTCGGGCATCAACAATTTTTCCGCTTACATCCTTACCGACGTGATTATCACGGATGCCTTTGGCATCGCTCGTGACTACAAGCTACTCTCAACCGGCATCCAGTTCGGAGGCGCTGTAAATATTGCCATCATCAGCTAATATGGCTCAGATTCCTGGCACGAACGTATCCGCACCAATAGTACCTAACGACAGCAGCGACGTGTTCGCCAGCCACGAGGCCAAGTACGGCAAGGGCGGCCTGCGCACCGTGGCCACCCTAGCCGAGCGCGACGCCATCACGCCGGAGCGTCGTGAGGCCGGCATGGTCGTGAAGGTGGTGGAGGACGGACAGACCTATGTGCTGAACATAACAGCACAGGACTTGACCGACAACGGCAACTGGTTGCTGGACGCGCCGCAAGGAGACCCGCCCGTCACGGACGCCACCCTGGACGGCAATACGCTGGTGCTGTACACCAGCGCCGGCACCATACCGGTGGACCTCTCGAAGTTCGACGTGGTGGCGAAGGACGTGGTGTCAGGCTCCTACAGCAACTTCTTCCTCCACCTGACCACGGCGGATAACCGCGTCATCGACATAGAGCTCAGTGACTTCTACAACGACATATTTAGCGACATCACCACCGCGTTCCGCGTGAACCGCTTCGAGCTGACATCGGATGATAAGCTCGTGTACTCTAACAACGACCAGGGCGACCACATCGTAGACCTGTCCCAGTACAAGAACGTGCCCGTGTCCATCGTACAGGACCTGACTTCAAACAGCACCACGTCGGTGCCATCCGTAAAGGCCGTTGCAGATAAATTCGCCACGATGCCTAAGCTCTACACGGAGCTTGGTGCTAAAACCGATGGGGCGCTGACACAGGCAGCAGCTACGCAGCTTGCCGCTTACCGTGGCGACTTCTCAACCGCCGTACGTAAGGCTTCCACCGTCAATGGCACGCTGGTACCCACCACTTCCGTGAAGTTCCTGGCAGGCACTATCGTGACGTACAAGGACACGTCTAACAGAGGCGGCGGCATGACTTTCTACACGTGCTTGGGAGACTTCACGACCACGTACAACACCATGCAACTGCCGGGCGTGGACACCTTCAACTGGGGGCCGTACTTCGGGTCTTTCCACGCGTATTCGCTGAGCACTACGCTGGCGGGTTCGCAGACGCAGACGATCAAGAGCGGGTACCTATACTACGCAGACGGCGCACTGTACACTGCAGGAGACGACCTGGGTAGCACCATCACGTTCCGCAACGTGGAGGACACTACACAGCTTAGCAAAGTTGCTGGCCTTGTATACCGTGGTAAGTTCGCAAAGAAGGCAGTGGACTCAACCACGGGCCTACCAGCCTACACGTACGCCATTAAAAGTGATATTTTCTACTGCTCGGAGAATGGTAACTTATACGAGGCACGCTCGAACGTGTCATTCCGCTACGAGCCGACGCCGTACAACGACCTTTCCACTTCTACATTCGGTATAGACGCCCTCGTTGGCGCTAACTACGTGCAGCTACACACCAAGTGGGTTAGTCAGGATCTGCTCACGAGCAAGCTGGCTGGCCTCAGCAGCGGCTCGTCCGTCACGGTGGAGCAGAACCTGAGCAGCAACTCCACCACGTCGGTACCGTCGGTTGCTGCTGTAAAAGCGGCAGTAACCACGAAAGCAGACCTGGTAAGCGGCGTCGTACCACTGAACGAGCTGCCGTACAAGGCGGGCCGCAACGTGCTCATCGCGAATGACGGCACCATCACGGCCAGTGGCACCACCTGGTTCGACCCGGCTACCATCACCAACATCTCGGCCAACGCGACCATCGCACCAGGCGTGCTTTACAGCGTAGGAGATGGCACTGCATACCTATCCATCCAGCTGTCTATCGACACCACTGGAGGTGCAGCAGGCGAGCGCCAGGTGTACAGCCTACAGTACGCGAACTACACGACGGGCCCGGTGTCAATCGACTTCCAGGGCGGTGTGACGCTGAACGGCAAGGCCCGCCTGATCATGTACCCAGGCGACTACCTCACGTTCTCGCGCGACGCGGTGACGAAGAAGGCGTGCACGATCATGCAGGCAGGCAGCACCTACAACCTGCGCGCCACCATGCTGCCGTCATCCAACACGAAGGCGACGGTATCTGGCGGCACGTTCACCTATGGCGAGCTGCAGGGCACGCAGCCAGCGGACAGCGTGCCAGGCCAGCACTTCTGCACGCAGCAGTACCGCTACCTGTACACCACCGGGTACAACGACGTGAACGGCGACGTCTACGTCTGGGTGCGGATGCCCAAAAGTTAATTAACAAAGGGCTGGCCCACGCAGACCGGCCCTAAAACAACCAGACGTAGGCGTGTTACTGCGCCAGGTGCTTTAGCACCCCAAAACCACGCCTAGCACCGGCATGCGCAAGCTCCTGCTTTTGCTCACCCTAGCCTGGGGCCTCGGCTCCTGCGCATTGGAAAAACGCTTCGCTGAGGCACCGCCCAAAGCCAAGCACCAGTATCATCATGTGCAGCGGGTGCATGAGCGCGAGCGCCGTCGCAACGGGCACTAACCCATTGCACTAGCTGCCATGCCGCATAAATAGATGCAGACACTACGCGGGGCTCCTGCGCCAAAAACTGGTCGCATGACTCAGTGGAAATCAAAATAGTACGTGACACTTTCACTAAGGAAAGCACGATAGGAAAACTCTACCTCGACGGGCGCTACTTTGCCAATACGCTGGAAGATGTGGTGCGCCCGGCTGGCGTGAAAGTGCCAAACAAGACCGCCATTCCGGCCGGGCGCTACCACGTTATCTGGAACAAGAGCACCCGTTTTTCGCTCAAGGCGGGCCACCCGGTATTCATGCCGCTCATTCTCGACATTCCGGGCTTTGCGGGCGTGCGGATTCACTCGGGCAACCGCGCAGCTGATACGGAAGGCTGCCTCTTGATTGGCTACGACCGGCACCCCGACGCCATCAGCCGCAGCCGCGACGCTATCGATGCCCTCTACCCCCTTATTCAGGGGAGCAAAACTCCAGTTTGGCTGACTATCGGTTAGTGCCCCCCTCCTACCAATGGAAAACCAATCAATGTTTCTCTCGCTCATCGGCTACTGCAACCCCAAGGATTTGCTCCTAACCGTATTTGGCAAGTCGATAGTAATGAACCTACTCGCCACCGTGCAGGTGGCGGCCGTGGCCGTGACCGGCTTCGTTTACAACGAGCCGGCGGCTATCTACGCGCTCCTGGCCTTCGCTACCGTCGATTTAGTAACCGGCACCATCAAGGCGGCCAAGCTCAAGACCCTCAGCAGCAATAAGTGGCAGCGCACTTTCTGGAAGGTGCTGGTGCAGCTGCTGGTGATTTGCGGCACTTATCAGCTGGGCAAGCTTGGTGGCGTGCTCGGCTTCACCTTC